CTCCTGGGTGATACGCATATAGGTGCAAGAAACGATAGTCCCGCATTCCACAAACACTTTGCTAAATTCTACGAGCAGGTATTCTTTCCCTACCTAGAACAAAATAATATTCTCCATGTAGTTCAGTTAGGTGATGTGTTTGATCGTCGCAAATACATTAACTTTAATACGTTCCATCATGCACGTAAGTATTTGTTTGATAAGCTGAATCAAGAATATTCATCATGGTTACTTGTAGGTAATCATGATACGTATTTCAAAAACACAAACGAAGTGAACTCACTCGAGCTTCTCTTAGAGGGACATCATAATATTAATTGTGTCCATCACTGTATGGATGTTGAGTTTGAAGATGTTAAAATGCTCCTTGTTCCTTGGTGGTGTGAAGACAACGATGAGCACATAAAGAACACTCTTGCTTCAACTAATGCTACCCATATAATTGGCCATTTTGAGATTGACGGTTTTGAAATGTACAAGGGTTCTATCCATCAAGGTGGTATATCATCAAAGCTGTTTAAAGATTTTGAAGCTGTTTGGTCTGGACACTTCCACCATCAGTCAAAGATTGGTAACATACATTACCTCGGTACACCTTATGAAATTACCTGGTCTGATTACGACGACCCAAAAGGGTTCCATGTATTTGATACCGAGACACGGGAACTTACATTTGTAGAGAATCCTTATAAGATCTTTCACAAAATACATTATGATGATACAGACAAACAAATTAGTGATGTTGTCAATATTGATTTTAACAAGTATAGTGAGACGTTTGTTAAGCTGATTGTACGGAACAAAACAAATCCGTACTGTTTTGATATGTTTGTGGATAAGCTAGAAAAAGCAGGCGTGTATAATGTTCAAGTTGTTGATGATCATTTTCATATGGATGCTATTGATGATGGCGACATTACAAGCGATGCAGAAGACACCCTTACTATCCTTACTAAGTTTGTAAACCAAATTGACTCTCCTGTCGATAAGAAGCAGCTAGAATCACTAATGGTGTCTTTGTATAATGAGGCCCTGACCGTAGAATGATTGTATTTAAAGTAATTCGTTGGAAGAATCTTCTTAGTACAGGCAACACATTTACAGAAGTATCACTAAACACTCATAATCAAACTTTGATAGTGGGTGAGAACGGCGCTGGCAAATCAACCATCCTTGATGCGCTGTCGTTTGCTTTATATGGTAAACCTTTCCGCAAAGTCAATAAAAGTCAGTTGTTAAATTCAATTAACAATAAAGGCCTTGTTGTCGAGTGTGAGTTCAGTATTGGTAGTAAACAGTACATAATTCGTCGCGGCTCAAAACCAACTATATTTGAGATTAGTGTTGATGGTACCGCACTAAATCAAGATGCATCATCAAATGACTTTCAAGAGATGCTTGAGAAGCACATTCTTAAACTGAGTCATAAAACATTCTCACAAGTTGTTGTTTTGGGTAGTGCATCGTTTGTTCCGTTTATGCAGCTTGCTGCGCAGCCTCGTCGCGAAGTGATTGAGGACTTGCTGGATATTCAAGTGTTTACGACGATGAACACTTTACTTAAGGATAAGACGTCAGCAAATAGAACTCAAATCACTGACGTTGATTATAAGATTCACAATACGGAAGAGAAGATTGAACTTGAATCATCGCATCTTGCAACACTTGAGCAGAATAATGATGTGCTTAAGAAGCAAAAGATGACTCAGATAGCAGACTATGTTAAGCAGGTGAATAATGTTAGCGAGCAAACAACCAAACTATTACGCGAGATTGCCGAACTATCAAGTAGTATTGAAGATCAAAACAAGGTACGGGCACGGCTGGAGAAAGTCGGCACGTTGGCAAGACAGATTCGTGGACGACATGATTCGATTGTCAAAGAGACCGAATTCTTTCATGCCAATCACGACTGTCCAACTTGTCGTCAAGGGATCGCGCGCGATCACAGATCTCAAATCATTGAAGAAGCAAATGGAAAGCTTGCTGAAATTAAACAGGGTGAACAAAAGATTACGGAAGAATTGGATCGTCTTAATAGCAGACTTGCCGATATCTCGAACGTGCTCGCTGTCATCTCTACTAAGCAAACCGAGGCGCATACGCATCAAGTTAGGTCCGCCCAGCTCGAGCAGTTTATTCAATCCATCAAAGCAGAGCTCGACCAGTTAACACAAACAAAACAATTTGATACAACTAAGTCATCTTTAAAGGAACTTAAACACGGTTTAGGAACCTTAAAAGAAGATAAAGAACAATTGATCAATCAAAGAGCTGTACTTGAAGTCGCTGGTGTCTTGTTAAAAGATGCTGGTATTAAAACAAAAATAATTGATTAATAAGTATCTTGCCGCAATGGACTTCTTTGTCAACTTTGAGCTCAATGAGAACTTTGAAGAAACAATCAAGTCGCGGTTTAGAGATGATTTTAGTTACTCCTCATTCAGTGAGGGTGAGAAGTCGAGAATCGATCTAGCATTACTGTTTACTTGGCGCGCTGTCGCTAAGTTGCGTAACAGTGCAAGCACAAACCTACTGATACTTGATGAGGTGTTTGATGGATCGCTTGATAGTCAAGGCAATGAAGAGTTGTTAAAGATAATACAATCCGTTACAGAAGGTAACAACGTTGTTGTTATATCACACAAGACGGACGCTTATCTTGATAAATTTGAACGCGTTCTGAGATTCCAGAAACAAAAGAACTTTAGCACAATGGTTGAATTATGATACTTAAATTAGTGAACCTAGATCACCCAGCCCTACACACTCCTACACAACCGTTTGACTTTGTCAATCCACCCGTAGATCCAATCCAGCTGGCTAAAGATCTGTACGAAACAATGGTAGAGAATAAAGGCCTGGGACTTGCGGCACCACAGGTTGGTCTTCCCTATCGAGCATTTGCGCTTTATGCAGTTCCCGGTATTGTGTGCTTCAATCCACGGATTGTTGACGAGTCTGTTGAAACAATTATACTTGAAGAGGGTTGCCTATCAATCCCACATCTCTTCTTAAAGGTTAAACGACCTCGCCGTATCAAGGTTCGTTACACCGAACCAAACCAAAATACTGTGACAAAAGTTCTCGACGGAATGACAGCGCGTTGTTTTCTCCATGAGCTTGACCATTTAAATGGTTTAATGTACACTAAGCGATCGAATAAAATACATCTCGAGAGAGCGATGCGTAAAAAGAAAGAACTTGATAGACTAGTTAAAAAGGCTGAGGCGAAAGGTATAGTATGAAGGTTGTGATTTTTGGAAAGGGTAAGGTAGGTATGGCGACCGATCTCACCTTAAAGACAAACGCCGATTTCCATGATCCACATAAAGGTCATGTTATTGACGACTTTACAAAGTATGATTTAGCAATCATTTGTGTGTCATCATTGGTAGATGGTCCATATGATCATCAAGCAATCAGCGAATGCTTGCAGACTCTAAAGGAGGCTGCATTTACGGGAACCATTGCAATCCGATGTACGGTGTCGCCGGTCTTTCTGAAGGCGTGGACTATTCAGTATCCGGATCTAAACATTATTCACTTTCCGGAGTTTATGAAACAAGGTGACGATGTCTATCTTGATAGACCGTGGATACTTGTTCTTGGAGGAAATCGAAAACTAACTGTACCTTTTGGTAAGTGGCTTATCGATAATGGGTATGGTCATGAGGAGATGTGGCATTTCTGTACACTAGAAGAAAGCGCTCTTATTAAGCTGCATCAGAATGCAGGTTTAGCGTTGAAGGTCGTGTATGCCAATATCATGTATGAAACTTGTCAAGCATATGGAGCTGATTATGAAGTTGTCAGAAAAGGTGTCGCTGCTGATGTTCGTGTTGGGCCAGGTCACCTACAGGTTCCTGGGGAACATGGCTTTGGTTTTGCCGGTCATTGCTTACCTAAAGATTTGAACTGCTTGGATAGGGTTGCCTACAATAGAGGGTTCTGGGAAAATGTATTGCGTGTCAATGACGAACTAGGGGAAAAGAATGTCTGAAAAAAAGATTGCTTATAGTGAAATCTTTCACTCTATTCAAGGTGAAGGTCATTACACCGGCAGGCCGACAGCTTGGTTGAGGTTCTTTCTCTGTAATCTACAATGTGATGGGTTTGGTCAGAAGGACCCAACTGATCCTTCTACGTACGTACTTCCCTATAAAGAGATCAAGGTTGAGGACTTCAAACGACTAGAAGACCTTCCTGTGTGGAAGTATGGATGTGATTCGTCCTACTCTTGGTCAGCTAAGTTTAAACATCTACAGCACAAGCATACAGCGGCTGAGATTTGTGACCGTATCCGTCAGTCAATGTATCACCCATCGAATCCTGAAGGCAGGTTCAATAAGTTTGATGGTACAATGCAACATATGTGTTTTACAGGTGGTGAGCCGCTGATGAAGCATGCTCAGCTTGCAGCGATTGGTATTATTGATCACTTTGCAACGGAAGGTGACTATCCATTGTTTATGACATGGGAAACAAACGGTACTCAAGAACTGACGTCGGAGTTTACCGATTACTTTGCTACGTATCCTGGAGAGAAGTTTTTCTCTGTGTCACCGAAGTTGTTTACGACATCGGGAGAGAAACCTGAGGATGCTATTAAGCCGGAGATTGTAAAGACATATGAAGACCTTTCACGTGACGGACAGTTAAAGTTTGTTGTGAATGGAACAGAAGAATCGTGGAACGAGCTCGAGATGACCATCGAGAAGTTCCGTGAAGCAGGCGTGACATATCCTGTCTGGATCATGGGGGTGGGTGCCACACTCGAAGCTCAGAAGGGAACCGAAGCTGGTTATATCGGCGAAGCTAAAATTGCCACAGAGGCATTTAAGCGTGGTTACAACTATTCCTCACGTGTGCATGTACACATTTGGGGAAACACAATGGGTACTTAAAATGAAAGAAGCACGACAATACAAATACACAAGCACTAAAGAATACCATGATGCATTTCCATGTGCATACCGTCAATGGCGCGCAGATAGCCATTGTAATCTAATTCATGGTTATAGCTTTTCAATGAAGTTTTATTTCGGAACAGATAATCTTGATGCTCGTAACTGGGCTGCTGATTATGGTGGGCTGAAAGAATTGAAAGGTATTCTTGAGAGTC